ATCCCAAGGTGTTTTGCAGGCAGATTTGGTTTCAAACGGAAAAGCACAAACAATCCCGGCTCTTCGGTTTTTGCTTTAATCAGGTTTCGTTCGGCAGCGATTTTCAGATGTTCAACACCATCGCCATATCCCCAGTCGGGCGTGTAAGGTGGAATGATCTCAGGCTCTGATGAATAAAGCCTGCGCCAAATTCCGCGTAACAGGCCTAGACAATCACAACCGACGTTTTTCCTGCTTGCCTGATGAAGATAAGGCGTGCCAATCCACTCTCGGCATTCAGCCAAGGCAATAGTGCTCGAACTTGAATTGTTCATGGAACCAGCGGCCCACCGTCCAGGTCTTTTGAATTGCCCGCATAGCTCATTGCAAATTCTGTACTTGGCAAATGCGGGAAGCCACGAAAGTTGATAACGTTTTGAAATTTCTCGTAACAAGTGGATAGCAACTTGTCACAACCAGGGCGAACCAGAACCTGATCGCCAACGCTTATCGGGTCAGGAAACATCGACCATAATTGCAGCACGCTGTTTTGCGATTTTATCTGGTTTGAAATGTTGTTTGTTATTTCGGTTCGTTTCCCAATGTTTGCACCGCTGGTGAATTCCAGAACTCCACCGGAAAACCAACCATTTTCCTTTTCAGGCAATCCACCAATGGTCAGAAAATCTGTGTCCATGACCTCAACAACCACGCCAGTGAACGAATAATTCGTAAATAGATCAATGCCGCATTGGCTGTCGCCCAAATTGGCATTGCAGCGTTTTTCAAATTTGCGTGTATTGGTTTGGTCAAGCAAGGCGATCAACGACTTCAACTCGACTTTATAAGCACCGTCTTGCTGACTGATATCGCCCATTAGATAGGTTTGCATGAGAATGTGCTCATCCGGCGATTGCCAGTTTACAACATAGTGCCTCACCTTGGCTCCGTCATACACGCGCGCTGCAATATGCTCACTGGTAATGCGATCAGAACGCAGTGCACCGGTGATTTCATGATTATTGGGCGAAAGGCCCATTGAAGCCTCTATCTGACTTGCTTCCAAGCCAGAGGATGCCTCGAAGACGATCTCGCCAATTTGAATATCAAGGTCATGATCAGTGAAGCCAAGCGTTTTTCCGTCCACGCATTCAATTTCCCAGCAGTTACAGATAGAAACGCTCTCGCCATCCAGATGTTTTTGAAAGTTATCCGACAGGTTTCTCACTGTTTGATCTCCAGGAGGGGAATGGTTGTGATTTCACCGGCGAGAAAATTGGTCATGTTCACGGTAATATCATCCGCTTCAAAACGAACAGGCACATCAAATTCGAAGCCAGCATAAACTTGGCTGCCAAGGGCTGGAATGCTTCCGCCCACAAACGTTACCTGGCCAGTGGTGTCGTCCAATTCAAAGTCTGCGCCTTCAACTTGAAGGATTCCCTCTACCGATATTTTCAAACTGCCTTCAACTGGCTTGGTGATGATGCGGATCCATTTACCATCCCCCTCGCCGTAGGTTTTGATCAATTGGAATACCGCCTGAACGCCATCCCCCTCGCCAATCCATTGGTCAATCGGAGAAATTGCCGAGCCTGGCTTTGACGATTTATGATCCATTGGATCCCTGAAACGAAACCCATGCAGGCGGCCTCGTCGTTCTTCAAAAAACACGATTACTTCTGACAAGTCATCGAGAGTTTTGATGCCGTATCCCGCATTATAGCGCCTTCTGGAATTTGCCCATCGCGTGTTACGTTGCTCATGGCCTGAACCAAGTGTAAGGACTTCCGTGCGCCGCTCTGGACCACCGGCAGAACCAAGCGCAATGTCAGTTGGAAATCTGACATTGTGAAAAGCTGTGACTGTTGACATGTATCTCTCTGGGTTTGTGGAATTTACAGTTTACGTTGACCGCGTTGAACGGCGCGGGCGAGCATTGCGGACAATTGTCCTTCCGAACGTTTGAAACTAACCGCGTCGGTGGCTTGAACGTTGAAGACAACATTTACCTTTGGTTCATTGGCAGTTGTTGCAATTCCCAAGCGCCCATCAGTCCCGCGCGACAGCGGCATGATCGCCTCAGCGCCAGCCTCTCCCATCAATCCTGTGCCGCCTGCAAAGGAAAAGAGGCTAGGGCTGTTCACCACTCCGCCTTTTGCAAAAGGCACAGGACCGTTTTGAGCATAAACGCCGCCCTTGGCATTTGGCGTCACCATGCTGGTCAACACGTTGGTCATCAGATCTGAAATAGAGTTTTCAATCGGAGCCAGGGCTTTATTGAGTGCCATCGTTGACATTCGCATAGCCAATGAACGCAGCGTGTCTTCAAGTGACTTGCCAGACATCACAGCCGTCTTGATTGTGGAGGTGAACACTTTCCCAAAGTCCTGCGTGCTCTCTTGTGCCGCCTTCAGCGCCGCATCAAAACTTGTGGTGTCTGCATCAATCTTGAACGTGGTGTTCTTTTCATTACGCATTATTTTTGACTCCTGGCGTGTCTGGGAACGAAGACTGCAATTCTTCCAATTCTGCTCTTGAAAGCAGGTTCGAGGGTTGAAAATTTTGAATGGATTGCGCCAGCAAATTCAGCTCTGGTAAGGTGAGCATCCAGAATTCTTTTGGCCTCATTCCCAAACCCAATACGCAAAAATGAAAGGCATTTTGCCACCAATCATTCATTGGTATTTTTCTGTGCTGGATCAGGAAGACCGAAACTGGCTTGCAACAAATCAGAGACTATCCGTGCATATCCAGTCGCGCCCTCCCGCGACCTCATATCAGCAATGTCATCATAAGAAATGTCATGTCCACCGCCCTTCAAGCCGGCGTTCAAAATGGCAATAATGTCCTTTGCCGATAAGCGACCATGAGAGAGTTTTTTTGCCAATTCTCCCAGGTCAGCGACCTTGAAATAGGCCTCTAATTCGGCCAACGTTCCCAGGGTCAGGCACAAGGTCCATTGGCGATCATTGAGCTGGGCGACGATTTCTCCACGATATTGATTTGCCATCAATTGACACTCTGAAAGCTGATTGAACCAGCAGATTCCAATACAATTTCGAAGACTACCTCGCCATTGTGCTGCCCTGAATATTCAAGCGCAGTGATTTGAAACGGTCCTGTCAGCGAACCGAAGTCAGGTATGATAACCTGCCAATTTTCAATAACACCATTGAAGAATGCTGCGCGAATTTTCTCGTCGGAACCGGCATCTTTGAAAATGCCTGAACCATTCAGAGATGCACGACGCAAGCCTGCGCCTGCCAGCAGTTCACGCCAACGGCCTGCTGATTCAGAATCAGTGACATCAACGCTTTCTGCGTTGAGTGAAAGCTGGCGGGTACGAAGGCCAGCAACTGTAACAAACCCATTTGGTTCATCAGCGATTTTCAATAGAAGGTCTTTGCCCTTTTGTGCGCTCATCTGTTTTCCTTGATTTTGTCTGCAATTATGTGACCGTTGGCTCTGTTACGGCCCGATATTCCATCTTGGCCAGGAAGAATTTTCCATCCTTGCTGCGTTCAGTTGTGGTGATTTGATGGTGAAAATTGACTAGTTTGTTTGTCGATGAACCAGCTGAAAGTCCATTCAATGCCGCCTTGCAGGCCTCGCCAATAAGCGTCACCTCTTTGCGACCTCGCCCTTTTGACCAGGCAGTCAGTTCGATGAAGTGCTCGCCACCCTCCTCGGTGCCGGTGCTCCAATCTTCCGTGATGAATTTGCCAAATACCAGATATGGAAGCTCTGCATTGTCCGGGATATCGTCATAAATCTTTGCACCACCCAGGACGCTCGACAGTGCATTGTTGTTCTGCAGTGCCTCAAATATCCACTTTTGCAAGTCTAGCGTCGCACTCATTTGCTCACCGTATTTTCATCAGGCTTTATCCCGATTGACCGGAAGCCCGCATGCCCGGTTGAAACCTGCCCATCGATGCCCAGCGAACTCTTTAAGTTGATTTCTTGTGTGGCTGAAAACGACAATAGCGACTTGCGCAGTGTCTCACTTAGCAGCGAGCCTGTTATTTCATAACTCAGTTTCATGATTGCTCTTTCGCTTCGCATACAAGATAACGTCCGGTCTCATCTGGGTCTCTGACCGTTTCGATGGAGAAAATTCGGCTGGATTTTACAAACCGATGACCAGGTAAGATCTGCGAACTGTGTCTGAGATAAATCCAGTGTGTCAGTTGTTGGCGCAGGTCATTTGCTTTCGAAATCAAAATGCCACTGACAGGAACCAATCTTACCCAAACATCTGTGACCAGCGTCCATTCAACTTCAACGCCACCACAACCGTCATCACTTGAGACTGGAGCCTCCAGCGCCATGCGGACATTGAAGCTGCCGGCTTGCAAGAACTCGCTGGTCATCAAAACAAGACCCTCTTGTAAGGTGCAATCAGGGTTTGAAATCCATGCGGTTCGCTCGCTGGCTGTTGATTGATTGGGACTGCTCCGCGAAATTCAAATGCGTGCGCAATGAGTAATAGCAATGCTCGGCGCAAACCGTCCGGCACGTCCAGCGAAGTGTCGCCAAAGCCAGCTACCATATCTATTTCAATGCCGTTGAAATGCTGACCGCTGGCAAGTTGTGACTTCACCAACAAGCGGGGCGGCGTTGAGACTGAATCGAGCTCCATGGCCTGCAATGGTACAGGATTGGCAAGCCCGTTTTCTCCGAATACTCGTAGCTCGGTGATCGAACGAACTGGACTTACTTCCAGGCGAATTGACGATGAATTCGGCAAGCAATCCAGATATTGACGCCAGGTCTGGGTGATCAATTTCAAGCCCGATACACTCTCCAGATGGGACGTTGAAGACGCTATCAAATCGTTGAGATAGTCATCGTCGTCATCGCTTTCTATTCGGAGATGTCGTTTGACTTCCAATAATGAAACTGGAGCCGAAATGGGAGGTGTTAAAATGGATGTTGCCATGAAGAAAATCCGAATTTTGAAATGAAAAGGCCCTGCCCGACGCGAAACCGAATTGGGCAGGGCCGCTTAACGCGGTCGATCAACAAGAGGGGTGCTGATCGAATGACGGGGAGGAACGTCTAGGCCGCGCTAAACTTGATCAGCTTGATTGCATCGAAATCCTGGATGCCACCGCCGACGCGCTTGGTTGTATAAAACAACACATAGGGCTTGGCGGAATATGGATCGCGCAAGACACGAACACCTGCTCGGTCGACAATCAGATAGCCCCGGTTAAAATCACCGAAGGCAACCGATAGGCTGTCGGATGCGATGTCTGGCATGTCTTCAGCTTCGACAACCGGGAAACCCATTAGCATGGCTTGCCCGCCAGCAGATGCCGGTGGCTGCCAAAGATAGTTTCCGTCGTCGTCCTTCAGTTTTCTGATATCTGCCTGGGACCTGCGATTCATGACCCAATTGGCATTTTGTCGATAACCAGCCTTCAGCGCATAGATCGCTTCCACAAGTACATCAGAAGGATCAGAGGCTTCAAAAGCGCCATCCACTCCTGTTGGCACATAGCCTAGATTGCCCCAGGACCATGCGTCTTCTGCAACGGTTGCATTGTCGAGGAAGCCTTTGGGTTTGTTGACACCATCACCCGTGACAAATGCAGCGCTTTCCTGCTCGGCAAAAGCTGCTTCCACTTCTTGTGCCAGCCATTCATCGATATTGATTGCCGCATCATCCAGCAAAGTCGACGTTGCAGCCGGCATTGCGTACAATTCCATTGTTGGAAATTGTAGCTCAGACAACATTGGCGCTGCCGTTTGCGAACGAATGTCGGTTTCAGCAACCCATCCCGTGGCAGGGCCTGTTGCCGCGAATGGTTTCTTGAACACAGACGAAGACACGGTTCGCACCGATGCAATCGAGCGAATCGGAGAAATGTTAGCCAGGCGGGTGCCGATCTCCAAAGCCGTTTCGTCAGGAACGAGATAGCCACCGTCCGGATCTGACCCTGTCGACATCGATTTTTCCTCAAAGCGGCGAAGGCCGTCTTCTCTGCCCTTGCGGATATAGCCATCGAACGCATTCTTGTGCTCGCTGTTGGCTAGCGAAAATCGCTCAGCGCCACCACCACCAGGCCGTCGAGATTTGACGAAGAGCTGATCCATCATTTGCTTTTGATGATCGAGCGCCGTGTTAATACGGTTCATTTTTTCTGTTGTGACAATATCTGACCCGACCCGTGTTTCCATTTGAGCAAGGCGCTCATCGTTGGTTTCGCGAAAGGCCTCGAAAGCGATCATGAAGTCG